GATAGAGCAACGGCCTTCTAAGCCGTGGGTCGGGGGTTCGAATCCCTTCGAGCACGTTGAGATTGAGTTTTGCCTTATCTCACATGGTGGGTATAGCGCAGTTGGTTAGCGCGTCAGATTGTGGCTCTGAAGGCCCAGGGTTCGAATCCCTGTACCCACCCTATTGGGCTATCGCCAAGCGGTAAGGCACAGGATTTTGATTCCTGCACTCGCTGGTTCGAATCCAGCTAGCCCAGTTAGATTTTCTACAACGAGCGCAGTTAACAAATATAATAAAGATATGGGATATTAGCTCAGTCGGTAGAGCACTTGACTTTTAATCAAGTTGTCCCGGGTTCGAATCCCGGATGTCTCACTAAGGTAAAGACCTCAGAAACGCTATAAAATCAACGGTTCTGAGGTTTTTTGTTTATCTGATGTTAAGTGAAAGTAACCGTTTTTATGTGGACATATTTGTCCAATTTTGTCCGCATAAAAATAAGTTTGTCCGCATTTTGTCCTCAAAATGTCCACAGTGTCTCTCAAAACGCTAAAATAGCAAAAAAACAGGATTGTATCTAAAAAAGTACAATCCTGCAAAATATTTACATATTCAGGGCATCTTCCAGTACTGTCTGTACATCTTCTTTTTCTTCCATTACATGATTATAAACATCAATGACAACTTTCTCTGTGTCGCCCATGAGCCGGGCAATCATCTTAATTGAGATGGCTGGGATCTTGTAGCACAGATTTGAATTATTCATTATGCTCAACACGATACCGTATTTCATTTACCTGACGCTCCAGATCAGCGCTGCTCTTTTTAGAAACCAGATGGATACGGTTGTAAGGTTGGAGTGTTTACAACAAAATGTATGTAAATTATTGCTATAGAATATTCTTATTGGCACAGCGTTTGCAGGGAATCCAAATCGTTTTATCAACTTCTTTGTAATCAATACTTATAGCATTTTTCATTCCGCTACAATATGGATTAGTATGGAATGTTTTTGTTTTCGAATTAAGCCAACACATATGCTTTCGTTCAAAACGAATACCTAATAAATCAGAAAAAATATTTAAGTCACCAGGATATTTTTTAAGATATGTATTAGCACTTTGTGTCATGGCATTATTTAGAATATCGAAAGGTTGACGATATTTAAATAATGATAATAAAAGTATAAGTTGTCTTATGCCTTCACGTTCATCTAAAATAGATAACTTAGGAAAAAACTCAAGTATTTCATCAGAAATATTAGTTTTATTAATATAACTTGAACTAAAATTATAGATTCGACCACCATGGGCTGCCATATTACGGTAACTTAGACAAACAAATAATGTAGTTTGAAAAAGTGATATTATGGGTTCTGTAATTTCAGCATCATCAGGTATGTCAAAGACTTTTCGAATCAGTTGTTTCTTTTGAGGGTTTTTGAAGCACTTAATTAAATTTATTAATGTACTGAAATATGTACCTTTTAAAAGAATCCACGGAGGAACTATTCCATAATTTTCACGATAGTATTTTATTGGATCTTTATCAGAGTTTGCATTGTTTCGTAATGTTCCAAGTATGCCATTTAAACTGAAACGGGTTTGATTTGGAGTTCTGTCTCTAAAATTTCTAAATTGAAGATATTTTTTATCATCGACACCAAAATTGGAAGCTAATATTTCGGCTACAGCAGCACGAAGATATTCTTCCAAATCTAGCATTGCACTCATTACAGAATTTCGTAAAGAATGATCAAAAATAAAGAGAGAAAATATTTGTTCAAAAGTAGTGCCTGGACGATACACTTTTTCTTTATTAGATTTTATTTGAAATGGTTGTTTATAACTGTTGATTATGTTGTAATATCCATATCTTTCTAAATTGTATTTTGCGATTTCTACATTTTCGATTTTCAAGCCTTTTTTAATTAACAAAGCAATTTGCTCATCAGAAGTTGTATAGATTATTTCTTTTTTCATATGTTCTCCTAAACAAAAAGAGCCAAGAATGTAATTAAATTCAAGGCTCAAAATGTGACCGGACACCAGTCATTCGCTAATTAGCTACATTATAATTGTATGTCAAAGCCTTGTCAAGTATGCATGAAATATTTTTTGTTTATTTTGTAGGATTACAATACATGTGTTACAACTTAATTTATGTAAGAATAAAAAGCATCTGAATATTGTCGTAATAAATCAAGACTAAATCGTGGACTGCCTTCCTTGATCCCATTTTCCTGTAAATCATTATAGATCAATTCGATTTGTTCATTCATTTTACTCCATGCTTTTTTTAAATCAGAGTATTTATCATCCGAAAGAGCGTTAATATAGGAATCATATTGCTCCTTTTTAGCATATGCCTTTTCAAATTGTTCATATGCATAATCTATATCTATGTCTGAGCCAGTACAATCTTTACCATTTAGTCTGTAGGAATCAAAGTTTACAAAATTATTCCATATATCACCAATGTACCAGTTATTAATCTCTGAAAGTTTATCAGGAATAGAATCAAGGTATCTTCCTGTGAATCATCTTGAGCAGATGATTCATTCAGTACTTCACCAGTTTCGTTATCTACAATTTGAATATCTGTTATCCTGTCTTCTGGGGGAATGAAATTGTATGCCTGATATGTATCGCTTAATGCAGTTACTGTAAGACCGATTCCTATTGAACAGAACAATTCATTAGCTTCATATTTTGCCTTGTCAACATAGAACGTGAAATGTTGAAAGTCATCATCGTAATCCATGCTGATCAGAGCGTCTCTCATTGATTCATTAGTATACATTTCATTAAATGTATCATTAAGAAGACTATCATCTTTAAAAGATTTCAGAGCTTCTTTTTCGGTAATAATAGTACTGTAATAATCATCATTGTAAACTGAATAGGTGCCATCTGGGTTATCGGATTGCAGACCAGCAACATATTCTTCTGTAGATGAATCTTCAAAATTCAGAATACGAAGTATTACTTCCACTTCCTCAGAATCATCGACTACAGAGGTAGACTCATTTTCAACAGATGTCTCAGTTTCAATACTGGTCGTTTTTTTACTGGTTGATGCTGGTTCAGCAGTCGGATTAGATAACTCTGCGTGATTCGTAGATCCACATCCAGTAAGTGCAAGTGACAATAGAATAATAAGTGCTTTTTTCTTCATGAGAATTCTCCTAAATATAATTGGTTATAGCTTATTATTACAACATTGTATTGCATTTTTAGAAAAAAGAATAGGTTTTGTAAACATAACAAGGGTCAATATTTTAAATCTGTTCAAATATACCCAGTGCAAGTTCAAAATAAGTAACATAATTATCAACAGTGGTGCATGAGAGATGCAAATGCTTTATTTGGTATTAAAGTTGGAAAAAAATAAGGTGAATTTTGGTAGACACTGGAACAGCAAGGCATACAGCACAAAAACTAAAGAGTGTTATGATGGCAAGACATATGTAAACATAACCGATATGTTCCGGGCGTATGATTCTGTAGAAGATTATTATGATATGCTTGGCAGTTGTACGAGATATGCGAAGTGCGTCGGCATAACAGCAATAAAAAACGGTGGCTACGCAACAAGCCAATTACAGTCGCTTACAATCCATTTACAGAACCTACAGAGATTATTACAAAAGGCAGCAAAGGAGAAGGAGGAGCAAAGTGGGTTCAGTGGTTTATTTTATATATGAGTTTGCCTTTTGACATCAACAGGGAACATTGATAAGCCATTATAAAATAAATAGAAAAAATATTGCAAGAAAGAAACATACGTTCTATACTAAAGTATAGAATATACGCTTGTGATACCCCTAATATCATAGGCGTGTATTGTAAAAAAACATTATTTGATATAATATTAATATAAAAATAAATGTCTTAGGGGGACAAAAATATGGCAGATAAAAAAGTATATTTTTTTAAAGCACGATTATTTGATCAATCTGGGAAGATGGAATATTCATATAAAATTATTCCTGAAATCTTCAAAGAACTTCTTGATAATCCCTATATTACAAAAACAGTTGACAATATTAAGGTATTAGATATTACGGAGAATGGCGAAAAATTGCATACAACATTGGATGTTTTTAGATATGAGGAGGATCACTTATTCCTAAGAGCAGCTAGACAAAAGCCTAATTTTTCTACAATTGTAAGAAAATATAGTACTGGAGAGGCAACTCAGGTATTACCTGGCGAAAAAGAGGATGAAAAGGGTATAGAAAATTATACATATATTTATATGGATTATGAATATGGAATTCTGTCAGTTGTAAGAGCACAGGGAGCTCCTGACGAGGACGCTATTGTTATGGCATTTGTAAAATATAGTAATAACTATAGTCTGCATCTGGAGGCTGTTCCAAATCCGAAGGGAATTGAGAGAATATACAATAAAAACAATACACAAATTAGTGCTGTAAATATTTGTATTCCAACAGCAGATCCTGTAATAGTAGAGCAAATTTTGGGTAAAAAAGGTAGAAAATTATTCCAGGAGACATCAACAGATAATCTTCAAATTTCTATACATATTAGCTCTAAAATAAAAAAAGGTAAAGTTACTGATAACTCTGAGGACTCTGAATATTTAGTCAATTGTATGAAGGAGAAACAAGGAGATTTTAAAAGTGCCTCTGTAACAGCAAAATATACAGGGGAAAAATCAAGGGAGTATAACTTATATGATGAAATGTTCTACTTTCCTATAACAATAAGTTTAACTCAGATTGTAGATGGAAAAACTGAGTACTTTACATCTGATGATTTGGTACAGATATATCATGATCAACTTAAAATTGCATATAATAGATCAAAAGGATATCTTATACAGATAACAAATCGAAATAAGGAAGAGGGATAATATGAAAAAGACGTTGGGAAGATTAATAATTGAGTTATTGATAGCAAGTATTTTATCTGTTATAATCGGAACCATCGTTGATAAATGTACCAATATTACAATTCCAGATGATATGCAAAATTTTCAATTTAATATTATTACTATCACGACAGTATTTGCAGGGTTTTCATTTTCGGTATTAGGCGTGCTGATAAGTTTGTCATCGACAAGTGTTATGGAAAGGTTGAAAGAAACTTCTGAATTGAAAACAAGCTGTAATGTGATAACTGATAGTATAGTCTTTTTTATGGTAACATTCTTTTGGGCTCTCTTTTTTATATTAGGTTTTGAACAGCCATTTATAGCCATTTTTCGAATAAGAAAGGGATATCTTTTTTCAGTAGAAATGGGACATTTATTATATGGAATTATTTTATTTTTGCGTTCGGTGTATAGAATGGCATATATGATTCACTATATATTCTCAGATAGTCAAAGAAAAGCTGATAAAAAATTGAAGGACTTTAGTGCTTCAGTGAAAAATATAAAAAAAGAGATGGAAAATTTCAAAAGTAATAGTGATGATATGTAGGTTCTTATTTTTCTGAAATTCACATTTTCGTTAATTTGATGAAGAGCAAAGAGTAGAGAATGGATTTCTTCCTATATGTAATGTGTCCGCATTTTGTCCGCAAATATCGTTTTAGTCCAGTAAAATAGTGGCTTGAATATTTGTCTTTTAATCAAGTTGTTCCGGGTTCGAATCCCCGATGTCTCATTATTGGGTGTTCATCCGAACCCCGCAAAACGGAAGTAAAATTGATAGAGTGGTTATTGTTTGCATCTGAAAAGTTGTAAATGATAACCACTTTTTCATCATACGCAATAACTTGATTGATAAACACATCACAGAGCTTCTCCTGAAACCGTGGATCAGAAAGATCACCATCCCGGAAGGATTGCAGCCAAAAAAGAACGTGCTCCCGAGTAAGGGCCGGCTTTTTGATCTCTTCTCTTGCAATGAGCAGCTTCAACTCCTCCACCTGAGCCTCCAATTCCACGAGGCGGCTTTTGGTGCTGTCCGTAATAATTCCCATTTCAATAGCTTTCATAATATTGCCCCGGGCCTTATCAGCCTCAGCGTATTGCTTTTTCAATCCCTGCAAAGTATAGTTTACCGTGTTCTTGGCTTGGATCTCCATCACACGATCCGCAATATACTCAATCACATCATCCTGAAGCACATCCTTTATGGTATGTTCCATCACAATGCTTTCAAGGTAATCCTTTCTAAATGTTCTCAGGCTGCATTTGGATCCCCGGCGTTTCCGGGTGGCGCACTTATAGTATGAGTACCTCACACCATGTTTTCCATACCCACTCTCACCTACCAACATATCACCACAGAGGCCACAACGGCATTTCAAGGAAAGCAGATACTTCTCATCTGCCTTGTAAGAGGCCGCTTGCCCTACACGGGTATGAAACTTTGCATGAACACTATCCCAAAGCTCCTGAGGCACGATACGGGGCACGGGGATGGAAATATCATCATACATACAGATACCAATATACTTCTCGTTCCTGAGGATGTGATAAATTCCTGAATAGGTGAAAGATTTCCCATCTCTCCTCTTTATGCCGAGTTTATCAAAGGAGGCAACAATCTGAGGTGCAGTGCATCCGGTATCATAAAGCTGGAAGATCTTCAAAACAACAGCGGCCTCCACTTCATTCACAACAAAGCATTTATCAACAATATCATATCCATAAGCCCGACCGCCGCCCGGAGCAAAGCCTTTGATGGCGCTCTCACGTTGGCCACGTTTTACCTTTTGGCGCAGATCTGCCACATAATACTCAGCAAGGCTCTCCAAAAGCCCCTCTAAGATAATTCCCTCAGGGCCTTCAGGTATGTTCTCTTTTGCATAAAGCAATTTCACACCATATTTTTTCACACGGACTTTGTTCAGGGCAATCTCTTCACGGTCACGCCCGAAACGGTCTATTTTCCACACAATAATATAGTGAAACTGCCCCTTTTCGGCATCTGCAATGAGGCGGTTAAATTCATCTCTATTCTCAAAATCAGAGCCGGAGATATGGTGATCTGCATAAATTCCAACAATTTTGAGGCCCATCTGCTCAGCGTAGGCCTTACAATCACGCACTTGCCCCTCGATACTCTGCTCAGTTTGCCGGGGGCCGGGTGAGAAGCGGGCATATATTACGGCCAAATTATCAGCGGCTTTATTGGTAAAGGTTTGCTTTTTCTTGGTAGCCATAGGGCACACCTCCTAAAAATGAGTATAAAAAATAGACCTATGCAAAGCATCAGGCCTATGCTATAATTTGATTTGAGATCAGGGGCCATCAGCAATGATTGGAACCAAAGAGCATCCATTGGCGTGGGTGCTTTTTATTTTTCAAATTATTCAAAATGAGCAACGATACAACAACGACAACCTCTATGAAAAGGAGGGCAATTATATCCTATTTTAGCAGATTTCACTCGGTAGATCTTGCCTCCCTGCTCTTTGCAAAGAGGGCACAACTGATCATCACAAGCTACCAAAATTTGATACTTGGAAATGCCTGCATCAGACAAACCGGAAAGCTCTTCCAGCGAGGAATAATATGCAGCAATGTACCGCACTCTCTCCAATACATCCGCACGTTCCTCTTTTGGGTGCGTTTGCATATATGCCGAAACAATACGCTGGTGCTCAACCTCGGCTTTTATCATATTCAAAGTATAATGGCACAGCTCAGGATCTATGTTTTTCACAACCATATCAATGGCATTGGCGCTGGATAATGGCACAGCAGCGGTATTTTTTGAAGGCTCAGGCTTCTTTCCAATATTCTTGAAAGCAACAAAGCAATCATACAGCCATCCGAAGCCAAAGAGGCCGAAGGTACATAAATACAAAAGGCCCATACCGATTTTTCCTGAAAGAAATTTATGCAGACCAAAACACCCGCCCAATAGAGTGATCAAAAAATTCCCCATACCTACCTCCTAAATTCTACAATAATTATATTACCCTCAACTTGCTTCAGGAAATTTCTTCCATTTTTTGTTCGTCCCTTTTTTCAATACCCAAAGCTCCACGGATCATATCTTTTCCATTCTCCGGCAACTTTTGGTACTTTTCGATAATTTCCTTTTCTTCAGAATTATGTATGTTATAAAGTTCTTTCACATCTGTATAACCAAATTCATATAAAACATCACGGCACTTATATATCTTGCATAGAGTTAAGAATCTATCAATATCAGGCGAGCTTCTACCTTTTTCATAATTAAACAAAGTCCGGTAATTCATATCTATTTGATATTTTTCCATAAGAATTTCAGAAACTTCTTTGGCTGATAAACCTGAGCGCTCACGTAGCTCACGCAGTCGGTTTCCTATTTCAATAGCATCCATATTATAGCCTCCATTCTGCAACTAAGTTAAATATAGCAAGAGAGTTGTGCACTGTCAATGAAAAAGTATTCAAAATGAATAAAAAAGTATTGACAGTATCTAAAACAACTAATATAATGCAAGTAAGTAGTTAATATGAATACTTTCGGAGGGATAAGCCATGACAAGAGAAGAATTTAAGAATCAGGTAGTGCAAGCATTACCAAAGGGAAAGGTAGCACCGGAGCTGACAGATAAAGAGTACAAAATGATTGAGTATGTATATACCTTTCACCCTTCAATTTCTGAGACAGAAGGAAAAGCTCAAATTGCAATGCTCTATGTAAATTTTGGAATGAGCATCATCCGGGATATGACACCAAGAGCAAGGCTCATGGAGGAAAAAGAGCAGGAATTGAGAGAAATTCACATAAAGATGGAAAAAGTGATGAGCGAAATCAAAGAAATTAGGGCGGGAGGTGCAATTTGATGGCGGCAGCAAAAATCAATACCCATTGGGATGAGGACATATACGGAAACTCAATTCTCGTAGTTGAAAAAGGAAGAGCAAAGCTCAATTTTGATGAGGTGGCAGATCTGCTCAGATATGATTGGAAGCTCCAAGGGCACTATGTGATGCTGATAAATGCGACAGAGGCCACTTGCGGAGTAGATTGGGATCCATTCGGTGAAATAGAGAAAAAAGGAGATACTTGGGAGCTTTACCGTATTGAAGAACAAGAAAAATGCCCGGTATGTAGCAAATTATCACCATATACCCAATATTGCCCGGAGTGCGGGCATGAAATGATGAAAAAAGAGGATGTTGAGAGAGGCATCCGAACACAATCCAAGGCAATCCTTGATGCCATTATCAGAACCAATTTGGTGCAGGCACAGGATGAAGAGGGCTGCCTGAGGATATTGGATGGCATTCTGAAGGAGGTACTCAAATGATGAACAAACAGAACACCAATGAGGATGCAGAGAAGCACCTTGAAGCTATGAAGCGGGAAGCGGTGCACATGATCAAAAGCACCGAATTTCAGGAAACTATGAAGGCATGGTATCACTCACACTTGGGATCCATTGATTTTGCAAGGCAGATGGGGCTCATAACAGAGGAAAGGCGGCAACAGTTATATAAAGAATTTAAGAAAGAGCTTGCGGAGGGGTAGCAGATGGATAAAAAGAAAGAGCTCCTGAAGAAATTGCAGGCCTTGGCAGAGCGTGGAGTTGGCGGCGAAAAGGAAAGCGCAGAGAGAAAACTCCGGGAATTGATTAAAAAATACAACATTGATGAGGCTGAGCTTGCAGAGGACAAGCTGAAGGAATTTGAGTTCAAATATAGTAATCCTCAGGAGGAGCAGCTCATACGGCAATTATTTTTTAGAATGTTCGGAAAAGATTGGAGGAGTAAGAGCTACACATACAGAAGCGGTAAAGGCAGCAGATCTATAAGAGGGGTGGAATGTACCGAGGCCGAGGGCTTACAGCTTCAGATTGAGTATGAGTTTTACAAACAGTTATGGCAGGAAGAAATGGAATTGTTTTGGAAAGCATTCATACAGAAACACCGCATTTTCTCCCTACGCCCGGAAGATACCGGCAGAAACGAGCCAATGACACCGGAAAGAATGGAACAAATTATGAGAATGTCGCAAATGATGGGAGCTATGCAGGATAAAACATTGAGGCCGCTATTAGAAACGGCGAATCAGGAAGGAGAATAGAGATGAGAGCAACAAAGGCACTTGCAAATTATATCAAAGAGAAAGGAATCAAAATCAGCACCATTGCACTGAAAACCGGGCTTTCTGAAAATGTACTCTATCCTTCCCTTGGATCAGGGAGGGGCAGAAAGCTCAGTGCAGATGAGTTTTTGGCAGTGTGCGTGTGCTTAGAGGTGGATCCTTTACAGTTTTACAAGAGCAGTGATGAAGAGGAGGAGTGATGCCAATGGCAATCAATGTTGATGTAATCCCTAAATCAGAGGGGAATGTAATTGGGGCCCTGCTCTACACCACAATAACACAATTTTATGCGGTGCCTGAAAATCAGGCCGCCTTTGAGAAGTGGTTGGCTGCCCGGCAGCAGGAACCCGAGAAAAGGAGGGCAAAATGAAACGGATTAAGACAATACTCACCATTGTGGCCATTGCTGCAATATCAGCCCTGATATGGGCCAAGCCATTGGATGCAGGCGAGGTTGAAATAATAGCGCTGAATTGGCAGGAACAACCTCAGGAGGCTCCAAATACCTTCATGGTGAACTACATACAACCATCAGAGAAAGAGTGGCAATTTGAGCCTCTCAGTGAGCTCCCGTTGGATCCTGAGATGCAGATCTATATGTATGAGCTATGTGAGGAGAATAACCTGAGCTTTGCTTTCACCGCCATGGTGATGGAGAGTGAAACCAATTTCAACCCGGCAGCAGTGGGAGATGATGGTGAGAGCGTGGGATATTTCCAAATCAATAGGATAAATTGGGAGCGCATGGCCACGGAGTACGGGCTGGATGTGCATGATCCAAAGGACAATATCAAATGCGGCGTTGTGATGCTCACAGAACTGTTTGAGAAGTATGAGGATCCATACATGGTGTTGCTGGCCTATAAATGCGGTGAACGCCGGGGAAGAGAGCTCTATGAGCAGGGAATCTATACCACAGCCCAATTTGATTGTGAGGAGCTCTGCAATAGAGCAATAGAGATTGAGGGGTATATGGGAATTTTATGAGAAGGAAGAGGATCAGAAGGAAAGAGATTGGAGAAAAAATGTTAGGAGCCGGAGCTGGAATGGTTCTGCTGTTTGGATCAGGGCTTGATTGCCCGGAAAATAGTATGATGCTTCTATGCGGCGGCATGACGGTAGGGATTGCATTGATGTATGCGGGTGCACACATAGCAGATTTATGGATGTGAGGGATGGATATGAAAAAAGTGCATGAAAAAAGACCGGCGGCAACCGATCCTTTCACGCATCTCTGATGATATACAACAAAGACACAATACACCTATATAAAGTATATCATCCGAGGCTCAAAAAGTCAAGAAAAACACAGTAAAATCAAGGCTTTTCGGAGCTTTTTAATATCCCAATTAAGATATTAAAGTTAGGGGTGATACAGAAATTGTATTGGAAAAAAATATATAACCTTGGGAACGTGATGCAGATAGAAAAATGTTACCCGGGGAATTATGGAGCCCCCGGGATGCCAAGGAAGAAAAAGAAGAAAAGAACCCCGGAGGAGATACAGAGGCAGAATGAAACAAACAGATGGAAAAAGGTACAGAGGCTCATCCTTGCCAACTTCAAAGAGGGGGATTGGCACCTGATTCTGAAATATCTGCCAAAGAATAGGCCGGGAAGTTACAAGGAGGCTCTGAAGCATAGAAAGAAATTCATTGATGAAATGCGGAAAGAGTACAAAAAAGCAGGCCTTCCCTTCAAATGGATTGCAGTAACGGAGAGGGGAAAAAAGAGAGGGGTACTGCATCACCACATGATCATTGAGGATGTTACAGAGAATGATCTCATAACCGTGCAGATTGTGAAAAAGCTGTGGCAGCACGGCGGGGTGCAATTTGTTTCTCTGTATGAGGATGGAGAATATGAGAAGCTGGCTGAATATATCGTGAAGGCAGAAACCAAGGAGGAATGTGGATGGTGTACCTACTCCCGGAGTAGAAACCTGATTGTGCCGAAGCCCAAGAAACAGAAAATATACAGAAAAAGATGGTTAAAGGAACCAAGAGCGCCGGTTGGGTGGTACGTGGTAAAGGATAGCATTGTGAACGGGGAAAACCCGTATACAAAGGCCCCGTATCAGCACTATACGATCAAGAAATTAAGAGGAGGCCATGATGATGGATAAATTCAAAGTGACAATATACATTGAAACCTCATTCCACGGCCCAGCTATCCGGCAGGCAGCAGGCGCATGGCTTATTGAATACATAAAAACCAACGGGGATCCCGAAACTCGGCAGGGTGTGATAAAAGAGGACAAGACCACAGAAAACGCTTTGGCGTTGGAGCTCCTGAAAGAAGCTCTCGGGAAACTCACAAAACCATGCTCAATCCGGGTAAATACTCAATGCGAGCATATTTTGAATGTTATGGAAAATCATTGGCTGCCTCAGTGGGAGAAAAACGGATGGAGGAATGCGAAAAATAAGCCGGTGAAAAATGTTGAGCTGTGGCAGCAGTGCCAAGAGCTCATGCAAAGGCACAGCATTTCATTTTCTAATGTGAAAAACCCATACGGAAATGTGATGCAGGCAGAGATCAGGAAGGAGCTGGAAGCATGAGAGAGTGTTTGAACGAGGCCCGGATCAAAATCATTGGATTTATGAGAAATAAGTTTAAGGCAGCAGGCCTCTCCTTTGAAGAGGAGGAGGCTCAGGAGCTTATGGATGGAATCGAGGAAAGCATTTGGAATGAGTTGGAAGGTTACCGGAGCCTCACAGAAGTACAGCAGATTGTGGATTGCGTAAGAGCAGGGCATGAGATGAACGTGCCATATTACGATCCTGAGATTGATGATGATCCATATATTGTGAGGCCTAAGTGGTAGGAAGGAGAAAAGGATGAAGAAAGTATATATCTGTTCCCCATACGCCTCTCAGGGCATTAAGGAGCAGAATGTAAAGAATGCGGTTAAATATTGCCGGATGGCCATGGAAAAGGGATGCTTGCCAATAGCGCCGCACGTATTTTATACGCAGATGCTTGATGATGATATTGAGGCAGAACGGGCAGCAGGATTGGCTCTTGGCATGGAACTCCTGAAGGAGTGTGATGAGATTTGGGTATTCGGTTCCGTAAAAGGCGGCATGATTGCGGAGGTACAAAAGGCCGGAGAACTTGGTATAAAAGTGGTTTTTATGCTGAAAAACGGAGGTGAGTGGACTTGGCCAAAAGCATAATACAGAAACATACAGATCCAGCAAGCCGGGAGTGCTTCTTATGCCGGGAGGAGGCTGAGAAAATCGGGTATTATGGAGAACTGGCACACACGGGCCTCCACAAGCATCACTTTATATTTGGCCGCTTTGGAGCATTCAGGAAGAAAGCTGAGCGGTTTGGCCTATGGGGTTATGTGTGCATGGCAAGGCATCATGAATATGGCCCGGAATCTCCACACGAAAATGAAGAGGTGAGGGAACACCTGAGCCAAGTGGCTCAGAGGGCTTTTGAGGAAAAGTACGGGCATGAAATGTGGATGCAGGAATTTGGAAAAAATTATTTGAAGGAGGATGAGCAGGATGCAGGCAGTACCAATCAACAAAATAGTGGAGAGCATGAGCCAAGTGGATTTTTCAGACTTGAAATGCCCCATGATAACGATTTATGAGAAACCGTTAGATTTTCCCAATGCTTTCATTGCAAGGGTATGGGATGGAGATGGCCCGAAAGTTACAAATACAATCATCATGAGGTTTTCCCTTCAGGAGTGCCGGGAAGATATTGAGGCAGCAGGCTTCAGTGTGAAGTTTCCCCGGGCAGAGGGTGATGAGCCTCATATTGTGGAAACGTGGATGAGATAAAAATGGAGGGATAAGCAATGCAGAAATTGAAGATTGATAAAAAAATACGCCTCATAGAGATGTTTGCGGGCGTGGGATCTCAGGCAATGGCGCTGAGAAACATTGGGGCTGATTTTGAACACTATTTAACGTGTGAATGGTGGGTACAATCCATGGCATCATATAAAGCCATACATATGTCAGATGATAATGAAGATTATAGCCATGTATATAACAAAGAGGAGCTCATAAATGTGCTTTCTACGGCTGGAATTTCATCAAACGGCAAAAACCCAATGACGAGAGAACAGATTGCACGGAAGCCGGAAAAATGGTTAAGGGAAACTTATAACAATATCGTTGCCACCAACAATATTGTGGATATTACCAAGGCGGTGGGAAGTGATTTGGGGATAAAAGATACAGATAAGTACACATATATCATGACATACTCATTTCCTTGTCAGGATTTATCGGTAGCGGGCAAAATGGCTGGTATGGATAAGGGAGCAGGAACAAGATCAGGAATGCTTTGGGAGGTTGAGAGATTGCTGGATGAAATCGAGGAACTCCCTCAGATTCTCCTCATGGAAAATGTACCGCAGGTTATGCAAAAGAAGAATATGCACAATTTTCTTGCATGGCAGCAGTTTTTGGAGAGCAAAGGATATAAAAATTATGCACAACTCCTCAATGCAAAGGACTATGGAGTTGCTCAGAATAGGCAGAGGGCTTTTATGATATCGATCTTGGGAGATTATGAGTATGAGTTTCCTGATCCGATTCCACTCACAAAAACAATGGCTGATTATTTGGAGCAGGAAGTGCCTGAGAATTATTATGTAAACTCTGAAAAAGCAGAGCAGCTCATTGTGGATTTGGTTGAAAGCGGAAAACTGAGCAAACCAATATCAAATACCATCCGAGGGGGGGCAGAGGTTCATTAGATAGGCATCAATGGGATGCTGTAATGGAACACTTAGAATAAATGGAAATAGTACAGATTGGAAACTTTATGAAAGGAATCTCTGCTTGGGATAATCCATCAGTAGGGAGAGTATATGATCAGAATTTCTTAGCACCAACCCTCAATAGTGGGGGGGGTGGTGGAAGGCAACCATACATCATTGTGGAGGTAGAAGATGCAGGGAATAATTGTGGCCATGAGGGGCCGATACCTCAGCGGGGGGGGCACCGCTCAGAAGTTAGAGCCACAGTTTAGTAGGCTGTGCAATACCCTCACATCAGTACAAAAGGATAATTTGGTATTGGAGATCGAAGATGATAGAGAGCGTGATGATCCGGCAGGCCACGAAAGCCGGAGTGATTGAGTGGCAAGTAGGGGGGGTGGCTGATCTTAGTTTTCCCACATCAAAGACCAGACGCGGGAGGGTGCAGGAAAACGGAACCGTATGCCCCACCCTGATGGCGAACAATCAAGATATTTTCAAATTGGAGGCAGATGAGGTGAAAAAATACAGAATTAGAAAGCTGACACCAAGAGAGTGTTGGAGGCTCATGGGCTTTTCTGATGCAGATTTTGAGAAGGCAGCAGCGGTGAACAGTGACACACAATTATATGCTCAGGCAGGAAATTCCATTGTGGTGAATGTTTTGGAGGCAATCTTTAAGCAGATGATAAGCCCGAAAGAGGCTGAAACCTCAGGGGGGGGGTAGAGCAACTCCCGGGGCAGATGGTTGTATATGACTATGACGAGATATTGACGGATGAGATGAGAAAGGGGATTGAGGATGGCAAATACAGCAGGAGCAACTCTGCATATGAACTCAGAGCAGATTTGCAGGGAGTACAGAGAAGCGAAGAATAAAAAGCAGCAGATTGGAATTTTGGCAGATCAGAACCTTTGTGAAATTATTAAAATTCTTATTGAGGCCGGAGAAGATATGAGTTGCATGGAGCCAAAGAAGGGGAAGGAAAAGTCGAAGGAGGCACCCAAAGAACCTCTCCCGGAGGCGGTGCTGGGAGTGTTATATGCGAGGCTGGATCTTATTGATCAGGAGATGGCTGCCAAAGAGGAAGAATACAAGCAGATTGTGAATTTTATTAAAAATTACAACCGGCAGCAGGAGCAAGAACAATGAAAATGGAGGGGTAAGCCATGGCGTTGAGCTGTGAAGTAAATGGAGAACTGAAATATATTTGGAAATTCCGAGATTTTCAGGAATGCATGGAGCCATCTGTATTTGATGCGGTTAAGCAATTTTTTGGAGCTGAGGAGGAAGATGGCAACTTTGTGGAGCGCTTGCGTGATGCTGAATACAGAGTGGATGAGCTGGATGGGGAAAAAGAAGATTTAGAGGATGAAATTAGAGAACTTGAAAATGAAAATGACGATCTAAAGGATCGGATTGAGGAGTTGGAGAGAGAAGCAGAAAAAACAGAGCTGTACGAGAGAAAATTGGCCGCAATAGCTGAGATTTTGGAGGAGGATAAGCCATGAGAACATTAACCATTAACAATTTTGATGTTGAGAAGATTGCAAGATCCGGGCAGTGCTTCAGGATGAAGCAGATTACCCTCAATATGTACTCCGTAATACACGGAGAGCATTATTTGGAAATCACAGTGAGGGATAATGGGAATTATGTCTTTTCATGTTCCCCGGAGGAACTGAGCAGTGTATGGATTGATTACTTTGATCTGAGAAATTATGGAATGAATCACTATGATCGGGCAGAGGCAAGCATTAAGAACTCCGGGGATCCGTATCTCATCAAAGTATATGGCTATGGAGCAGGCCTCAGAATACTCCGGCAGGATCTTTGGGAGGTTATGGTGAGCTTCATGATCTCTCAAAACAACAATATACCCCGGATAAAGAAAACCATTGAGGCATTATGTGAGCGCTATGGCAGCAGGCGTGAATGCAATGGGAAGTATTTCTATACATTTCCTATTCCTGAAAAGCTCACAAATGAGCAGGAACTCCGGGAGATGGGGCTGGGATATAGAGCGCCGTTTGTGGCCGCCATGGCAGCAGGAGTGGCAAACGGGAAAATAAAACTCTGTTATCTTAAAACCCTGAAAGGAGATTATGCAACGCTACACAATTACCTCATGAGTATATGCGGGATTGGCCCGAAGGTTGCGAACTGTATTGAGCTCTTTGGCCTGCATATTATGAACGCATTCCCGGTAGATGTGTGGATGGCAAGGGTGATTGATAGGGAATATGGTGGAAAATTCCCCACAGAACGGTACAGAGGCGTTGAGGGGCTCATACAGCAGTATATATTTTTCTATGAAATTGAGCACAAAGAAGGACAGAACACGGACAAGCGGAAGAGATACCACGTAAAATGCCCCAAGTGCGGAAGAGATCTCTTTGTTTGTAAATCAATAGCTCAGGAAATGGGAATGAGCGACCTTGGCCACGGGAGCTGCCTGAACTGCCACTCCTTCCTACATTTAGAATATAACGCCGGTAAGGATGTGATGATTGCGGAGTTTTGGGATGATTTCATGAAAAGGAGGGAGGCTGAGTGAAGAAAGAAGGGCAAAAGGTTACATCAACAGATATAAAGAAGGCGCTTGCAAGTTTCCATGAAAAAGATTTTTTCATAACCGAGTGTAAAACGTGCTCCACATATTTCCCGGATCCGCAAGGCCTCCTGAAGTTTGATGGGCTGGCCATAAGGAAAAGCTATACAAAACCATGTATCACCGGGTATGAGATTAAGGTGAGCCGTGGGGATTTTCTTCAGGATAATAAATGGCACCTCTATCTACAATACTGCAATGAGTTTTATTTTGTAGTGCCCGCCGGGCTCATCACAAAAGATGAGATACCTGAAAACGTGGGCCTCATATATTACTATCCTGATACCACAGTGCTGAGAACAAAGAGGAAGACTCTGTATAGAGAGATAGAGGAACCGATTGGAGTATATAAATACATAATTTTTAGCAGATTCGATCAGGATCGCATACCGTTTTATGAAAAACGTGCCGAATATGCCCGGGATTATCTCAATGACAAAGACGAGAAGCGGCAGCTTGGAACTGCATTTGGAAGCAAGATGGCCAAAGACCTGAGAGAAGCTCAGGAAAAGCTCAGTAATATGCAAAATACTGAAGCTGATGTGAAATTTGCAAAGGCAGTGGAGGAATTGCTGGAAAAGCACAATATTGGATGGAGATGGCACGGGAGGAATGATGAGGAGATCATAAATAAGATGGATGAGGCATTGGGTAGCAGCTACCCAAGAGAGCTTGCAAATGTAGAGAGAAGGCTTCAGGGAGCCTTGGATGAGCTCATCTCTATCCGGGAGAAGCACACTAAAAAGGAGGTAAAGGCGTGAATATAAAACCGATTAAAGCAATGCTTCATACAGCAGGAAAGACAGATGAAGAGATATTGAAACAAAGCGGCCTCATAAGCCCCGAGGAAATTCCAAAAGCAAGAAAGATTATAGAGGCATGGGATGGCATTGAGGTGATTGTAGATGCAACACTGATCAATGAGCAGATTCAGCAATATGCCCTGATAGGATGGGATGAGCGGGATTGTGAAATTGATAGCCGAGTAAAAGAGGTAATTTACCTCATGGAGCAGGATCCCATGTTTGGCACCTACGTGGATGATAGGGAGCGCTTTGAGCTGGATTGGGCTGAGAAACGATATGAACCGGCAGGCAGTATTGTATTTGAGCCTGAAGATATTGAAATTTTAGAGGAAACACCGGCTCAGAGGCTTGCAAGGCTTATAACAAACCACCCGGATCTCCCGGTGATCCCAATGGTGGATTGGGAAGTATGTGCCGATTGCACCGGAAGATGGGCGGCAAACATTGGCCGGGCCTGCATTGCGGAGTATGTATGGGAACCGGACAACCGCAGCGGGGATCCGAATATCCTATACAGATATAAGGCGGTGGAGTTGGTGGATGCCATGGCCGAAAATGCAGAAACCCGCATAAAGCCTCAGGCTGAGCCCGTCTTTGCAAAACCGGATCCATTCTTTCCTGAGGATGAAACGGAAATAAAGAGAAAAGCAGAGGAAGAGAGGAAACGTATATATGAAGCCGCCCGGCAGCAGGCGTGGGAAAAGGTGAACAGTATGCGGTGGAAGAAAGCTCTTTTCGTAGAGATTGACCTCCCGGAAGATTTGGAGGAATGGGTATGAAAGAATATGATGCGCTGATAATCAAAGGGAAATGGCTTGGGAAGATATTTGCAGAAAAGGATCCAAAGGATTGGGAGATACGTGGCGGCAGGACGGAGAAGCGTGGCAAAATCCTCCTGATTGAAAGTGGCACCGGCATGATAGTTGGCCAAACGGAGATCACCGGATGCGTAGAGCTGGATCTTGTGGATTTTGTTCACCATGAGCATCACCACAAAATCCCGGATAGCCTTCATCAATACAAATTGCCATATCCACATACATTTGCATGGCAGATAAAGGGATCCAAGAAGTACAGAGAGCCCATACCATACAATCATCCTCAGGGAGCAGTGATTTGGGTAAAAATACCGGCAGAAATATTGAAGGGAACAGAGGCCGAGAACCTGATGAGGGAGAAAAATGGCAGAGTTTGATGATTTCATGGCAGTATATGAAGAATTTGCAAAGCTCAGACCATTATACATGAGCTTCAAGGAAATAAAGACCGGGATCCCAAGGTGGAGGATGCACATATTTGTGAAAGGCACCGCCCCAAGCGGAGGAGATATGGAGCTCCTCTGCATTGAGGATCCTGATAAAAGTAAATGCCTGAAGAGGGCTGCAAATACGCTGAAAGAGAGGGTAAAAGTTGAATAGAAGGCAAAAAAGAAAACAATTCAAGAAAGCAACCGGCATGACACCGGAGCAATGGGAAGTCTATTGGCGGGAACATTGGCCGGAAATTGTGGCCGAGGGCATAAAAGAAGCCGGAGAGAGGGCAAAGCAAGGATTTATTCAGTTAGCGGCAGCAGTAAGGGAAAGCGGCAGGCTCATCCAAGAAGAGATGAAAGAGTGGGCTGAAGAAATCCAAGCGGCAGCAGGCTTCATGGAAACAGAGGAGATGCTGAGCAAATCCTTGTATTTACCGGAGGGAGCTGAAAAAGAGCTCCTTCAGGATAAAGGCCTAAGAGCTGACCGCTCCGGGGCCTATTGGCATTTTTACTATGATGAAGCCAATGAGGAGTATTTTGTTGAGCTGATTCAGGAAAGGGGGGAGCCGGATGGTAGCAGCACTCATTGAGATCCTGAAGGTTATGGGATTGATAGTGGCAGTAATATTTGTAGCAGGCGTGATCATTGTGCTTGCGGCGTGTGTAATATTCATTTTGAAGGAGATGGCAAAGGTATGGAACGGAACAAGCAGGAAAGAATAAAGATATTTACAGATATTTTGGGAGAAATCTGCCCGGATGGCTTCATTGAGAGATTAGATAAAGAGGGGTATTTTGAAGCTCCGGCAGACAAGAAACATCATGGAGCCTTTGAGGGAGGACTTTTTGAGCATTCTGTATTAGTGACCTCTGAGCTGGTTGAGCTCACAAATAAATTGGGGCTGAAGTGGGAGCGCCATGAGGGGCCGCTTGTGGTTGGAATGTTTCATGATTTGTGTAAGGTAAAGCAGTACATAACCACAAAAGTGCCGGCAGATGAGAATGAGATGGAGCTGGGATCAGATCAATATACCGGCGTATGTTATGAATGGAACAAAAAGCAGAATTTACCCGGGCATGGGGAGGCGAGTATATTCAGGCTCATGGAATACGGAGGGCCTCAGCTCAAAAATGATGAGATGTACTGCATCCGGTATCACATGGGAGCATACCAAGGGCAGCAGGAATGGGAGGCGCTGGATGCAGCAATCAAGCAGTACCCCAATATCCTATACACCCATTTGGCAGATATGATTGCATCAAAGCTGAAAGGAGCATAAGCGGATGGAAAAGAAAAAGTTTGAAAAACCGGAATTAAGAGAAGCAGAGGCAAAACTGAAGCCGGGTGATACAATAAAATGCTCAAATACAGAAGAAATGATCTATCTACAAACAGAATTGGCAAAAGAAGATATTCAAGTGGATTTTGTATATGAGAGGAATGGAGAAAAAGGCCTTTGGTTACTCATAACATCTGTAAAGTAAGGAGGCAGCAGGCGTGAATAAAGTGTTTTTGATGGGAAGGCCCACAAAGGATCCTGAGGTGAGATACACGCAGGGAGAAAAGCCCACAGCGGTTGCACGGTACACTTTGGCCGTGGATAGAAGGGGAGAGGGTGCTGATTTTATTTCTTGCGTGGCATTTGGAAAGAATGGAGAATTTGCTGAGAAATATATTAAAAAAGGCACTAAGATAGTGGTTGAGGGCCGAATCCAAACCGGTTCCTATACAAACAAAGAAGGGGCAAAGGTTTACACCACGGATGTGGTGGTGGAAAATCAAGAATTTTCCGAGAGCAAGAAGGGTATGAGCGAAGAGGACAGAGAGGCAAGAGATCAGGCAGCAATGCAGGGCTACCAAAGCACCGGGGATGGTTTCATGAATATTCCTGAGGGCATAGATGAGGAATTGCCTTTCAACTAAGTAAAAGGGAGGTGCCGGAGGTGACAAAGGAAGAGCTGGGGCAATTATCAGATCTCAGGAAAGAGATCAAAGAGCTGGATGCGAAAGTAGAACGCTTGCAAGAGCAGAGGGTTGGGAAAGTAACGGATAGGGTACACGCTTCCATGAAAGAATTTCCCTACTGTTATACCACCAAGACAATCACCGGAGTGGATCAGAAGGAGAGCAAGAAGCATAGAAGAGCACTCACAGAGAATGAGCTGCTATTGCTGAAGCGCAGGCGGCAGGCGGTAGAAGAAGAGTATAAAATCTCACAATTTATCAAGAGTATCAATGATAGCAAAATCCGCAGGATAGTGGCGCTCAAATATGAGGAGGGGTACTCTTGGGGGAAAGTGGCTGAAATATTACATTGTGATAGAACATACCCGGAGAAACTACTTACCAAGTATCTGAAGGAACACAAGGAGGAGAAGAGAAGATGATCATATTGGTTGTACTCGCAGTGGTAATATTGGCGGAGGCAGCAGGGCTCATCATATACAAAATCGGGGAGGCACAGAATTACATAAGACCTTGCGGCAGAAAAAGAAAATGAAACTTTCTCACAATTCTCACTTTAGATATGTTATATTGCTATCAGGTGAAAATGTGTTGGCTTATCCCCAAACCTATTTTTATCCAAGCACTCAGAGCATCATTTCCGGCAGGAAGTGGTGCTCTTTGCGTATAGAAAGGCGGGGATAATATGAGCAATATTCAAAAGAATATAAACAAGGTGCTGCTTGCACTCAGGACAAAAGGCATTGTATACAAAATAAACTCAAAACAATTTTACTCATCCGAGCAAAAGCGGATCATAACCAAGTATATCCTCTTTGAATTTAGCGAGTGGGAAGATGGGGAGCCCTTTTATAGCAAAAAGGAGCTCCTTTTATATTTGGTTGAGAGATGGAAAGAGGTGAATGGCGGTGACGGTGGAGGAGGCAAAAGCGAGCCTGAATGATCAGCAGATAGCTTTTTGTGAGCACTACGTGGCAACTCTGAACGCCACGCAGGCCGCCATTGATGCCGGATATTCTGAAAAAACTGCCCGGCAACAAGGGAGCAGGCTGTTGACAAATGCTAACATAAAAGTATTTATTGATGCGCTACTTCAGGAGTTGGAAGATCAGAGGATTGCCAAGGCAGATGAGGTTTTGCAGTTCCTCACGGCAGCAATGAGGGGTGAGGTAAAGGATAGTTTTGATCTTGATCCATCATTGCAGGATAGAATGAAAGCGGCTGAATTACTTGGCAAACGGTACAAATTATTTACAGATAAGCATGAGATAGAGGGAAAATTGGAACCCGTCACGATAATAAATGACATTCCAAGGCCGGAGAACTGATGGAAGTAAGCCTGAAAGATTTGATTGCCCCGCAATTTTACTCTATCCATTGGGATATTTTGGAAGGCAAGCACACCCATTACAAGCTGTATGGAGGCAGAGGATCCACAAAATCCTCTTTTGTGAGTATTGAGATCATATACGGGATGATGCAGGATCCAAATGCCAATGCCGCCTGCTTCAGAAAAGTAAAGGACACGCTGGCAGAGAGCGTATTTGAGCAGCTCCTTTGGGCCATTGATGCCTTGGAGGTATCTCATTTGTGGAAAGTCACTCTTTCTCCATTGAGGCTCACTTATAAGCCCACCGGGCAGAGGATTGTTTTCAGAGGATGTGACGATCCGAACAAAAGCAAATCCATAAAGGTAAGAAAAGGCTATTTCAAATACATATGGTATGAGGAGCGGGCAGAATTTCCTGGGGATGAGGATGAGCGTAAGATTAACCAATCCCTCATGCGTGGCGGTGATAAATATGTGGTTTTCTACACATGGAACCCGCCAAAGAGCCTCAACTCTTGGGTAAATCAGGATGTGTTGGAAGAAAGAGAAGATACTCTTTGCAACCACTCCACATATTTGACGGTGCCAAGGGAATGGCTGGGAGAGCAATTCTTCATTGAGGCAGAGGAACTCAGAAAGAGGAAAATCCTTGCATACCGCCATGAGTACCTTGGAGAAGCCATTGGAAACGGCGGCAAAGTATTTGATAATATCATCATACGGAAAATCACGGATGAAGAGATTGCAATGTTTGACAAGATCAGGCAGGGCCTTGATTTTGGCTTTGCAGCGGATCCGTTGGCCTATGAGAGAATGCACCTGAATAAAAAGCAGAGGCGGCTCTATATTTTTGGAGAGGTTTACCAAACCAATCTCAGAAGCTCAAAGGCTGTGGAATATATCAAGATCCTCAATCCTGAAAATAAGATCATCACAGCAGACAGTGAGGAGCCGAGAAGCATTGACACATTCAATGAGCTTGGCCTCCGGGTAGTAGGGGCAAAGAAAGGCCCCGGCTCTGTGGATCATGGTATTGCCTATCTTTCAGATGATTTGGATGAGATTATCATTGATCCGGTACGGTGCCCGAATGCGGCCCGTGAGTTCAATTCGTATGAGCTGGAAAAAGATAAAAATGGCAATTTCAAAGGCGGTTATCCTGATAAGGACAACCACAGCATTGATGCAGTGCGCTATGGATTAGAGGGAGATATAACAATGAAAAAGGCCAAGATCAGAAAGAGAGCCAAGGTTGTGGGCTCATAAGGAGGTACGAATGTATAAATTTACATACCCGGCTGAGCAATGGGATGAAGCAGCTATTGATAAAGGCATTATACTCAGCCTGATCACAAAACATTATGGATTGATTGCCGAAAAGGCGAAAAATAAAAGATACTACAACGGGCAACATGAGATCCTGAACCGGAAGCGAGAAAAGAACGCACCCAATAATAAAGTGGTGTGCAACCATGCGAAGGACATAACCGACACGGCAACCGGATATTTCATGGGGAATCCCATCACATACTCCAATACGGGCGAGCAGGACATTGATCCGCTGCTGAAGGCATTTGATGATGCCAATATTGATGATGTGGACAGTGAAAACGCCTTGGAGGCTTCCATGCTGGGCCTCACATATGAGTATGTATATGCAAAAGAGGGGCAGAGCACACCAACCTCAAAGAATATCTCAGCGCTGCATACCTTCATGATTTATGATGATACCATTGAGGAGAATGAACTGGCAGGCGTTTACTATTACCCGAAGAAAAATGATGCCAAGGAAGTTGTGAAGTGGGTGGCCACGGTAGTGACAGCAAACTATAAATATCAGCTCAATATTGAAAACTCCCCGGATGTAGAGGGCACGATAAATGAAAAACCCGAGCCTCATTATTTTGGGGAAGTGCCTATTATTGAATACCTGAACAATAAGGGAGGCATTGGAGATTTTGAGCAGCAAATCCCGTTGATAGATGCCTATAACACCCTGATGAGTGACCGGGTAAACGATAAGGAGCAGTTTATTGATGCTCTTTTAGTGCTGTATGGATCTATCTTGGGAGATGATGAGGAAGAAACCAGCGAGGCAGCCAAGAAACTCCGAGAGGAGAAGCTTTTGGAGCTCCCGGTGGATGCAAAAGCCGAGTATCTCACCCGGCAGATGGATGAAAATGGCGTGGAAATACTTAGGAAGGCAATAAAAGAGGATATTTATATGTTTTCCCACGTTCCAAACCTTTCTGATGAGAATTTTGTTGGCAACTCTTCAGGCGTGGCAATGGAGTACAAGCTGCTGGGGCTTGAAATGCTCACCAAAGTAAAGGAGAGGAACTACAAGAAGGGCCTCAGAAAGAGGATCAGGCTGTATTGCAATTTCCTTGGAATGAAGGCTATTGCGTTAGAGGCTGGCTCCATCATTCCATCCTTTAGCAGATCCCTTCCTAAAAACCTTCAGGAGCTTGCGGGTATCGTATACAACCTGAAAGATGTGGTATCTATGAAAACCCTGCTGAAGCTACTGCCATTTGTGGAGGATCCTGATTTTGAGATTGAAGAGGTACAAAAGCAGGCAGATGAAAGCATCAAACGGCAGCAGGCGTTATTTAGCAGCAATCCGAACACTCCACCTCCTGATCAGGTAGATTTGGATAGCGAGGATGAAGAGGAAGGCGTGACCGGTAAAGAGGAGAAAAAGCCTGCTGAAGAGAAGAAAGAGTGATGTAAATGGGATATTGGGAGAACCGGCAGGCTCAGATCATGTATGAGCAGATGGAGGATGCTGAGAAAGTTGCCCGAGAACTGGCCGACATATACGCCAAAGCCACAAGAGAGCTCAATTACCAAATAGGAGAGATATTTGATAGATTTACAGATAAACATAATTTGACAGAGGATGAAGCCCGGAGGCTGCTTGGCATGATGAAGGATCCTGCTGATATAGCAACTCTCCGGGAGGAGTTGGCCAAAGATCCAAAGAATGCCGCACTACTGGCAGAGCTGGAAAGCCCAGCATACAGAGCCCGAATTGAGAGGCTGGAAAATCTGCAAAATGAGATTGATCGAATGATGCAGGAAATATATGGACAAGAGAAAATGGTAACCTCAGAACATTATGCCAATGTATTCCACAATTCCTATTATCGGGGCATTTATGAGATACAAAGGCAAGCAGGCTTTCAATTTTCGTTTTCTACCGTGGATCCTCAGATGCTCAATCAGATGCTTGCAATGGAGTGGGCCGGTGCAAATTACTCCTCACGAATATGGGGCAACACAGAGGCATTGGCCAAAGACTTGAAAGAGCAGCTTGTATTGGGGTATCTTACCGGGAAACCGGAGGCAGATATGGCCGCAGAGATAGCAAATAAATTTGGCGTTGCCAATTATAAAGCCCGGAGGCTTGTAAGGACAGAGAGCAATTTTCAATCAGCTCAGGCGCAGCTCTGCTCCTATGAGGAGGCCGATATTGAAAAGTATATGATTGTGGCCACGCTGGATCTGAAAACTTCAGAAATATGCCGGGAGATGGATGGAAAGATATTTGCAAGGAAAGATGCAAAAGTGGGCGTAAATATCAACCCATTTCACCCATTTTGCCGCACCACAAACGTGGCAGTGTTTGATGATGATGATCTGAGCAAACTGAAAAGGAGAGCTTGGGATCCTAAAACAAAGAGAAACAAACTCATACCGGCAGATACGAATTATAGAAAATGGTATCAGCAGAATGTGGCAAATAATCCTGAGGCGTTGGCAGCGGAGAAGGCTATAAAAAATTGGAGTGCCGACACAAAGCAATATGAGGCATATAAAAAAATTATTGAAAAGAAGCACATAGGAAAAACATTGGCAGATTTTCAGGAAATGAAGTACACAAGGCCAAAGTTTTATGATATGCTTAAAACAGACTACCGGAGAAGGAACACGCTCAGGCTCCACCCTGAGAAAGCCCTTCCTGAGATGCCAACCACTAATTTGCCCGAGCCAAAGTTTACCAAGTATCTATTTGGGGGAGAGAACCCGGATGGACTTGCAAAGGGAGCTGCATTTGAGAGCCGGTTGGGTTACAATGCGGATAATTGGAAAGAACTGCAAAGAGAAATAAAGGCGGCAGCGCCTAAATATCCGACCACAATCAAAGGCTCAAATGAGTATGGCGTGAATTATGAACAAAAAATTGTACTGTATGGCAAGAACGGAACGCCTGCTAATGTAGTGGTTGCATGGTTCAAAGATATGGAAAAAGATGAGATGAGAATGGTATCAGCATATATCAAGGAGGTGTGAGTGTGTATAAAGAATTTGATAGAGTAAAGCTAAAAGATGGCCGCATTGGCACGGTAATGGATCACGCTGGCCCGGATTATGTGGTTGATGTGGGAAAATCTGAGAAAGATTACGATACCATCATGGTGAAGCCGGAGGAAATCGAAGGCAAAGCAAAATAAAAAGAATAATTTTGACAATCAGCATCATGCAGCAGTGCATGGTGCTTTTTTGTACCCATTTTTCAGAAAGGAGGAAAGCATCATGAATTTTGGTGCAGCATTGGAAGCAGTGAAACGGGGCAAAGGAATGAGATTGCCTAAGTGGAGCCCGGATGTAGTGATTAGAGCACAATTTCCTGATGAGCACAGTAAAATGACAGCGCCTTATTTGTACGTTGAGAGCAGATTTGGCAGAGTACCATGGAAAGAAACCATGATTGAGTTATTTGCTGAAGATTGGGAAGTTGTAGAGTAGAAAGGCGGTGATCCTTTTTATCTCCCCGGCTGAGGGTTAGAAGGCCCGCCCTGAGAGCCTCAGGAGAGCGTTAAAATACCGGAGGCAATAAAATAATCAATAGCGAACCCACGGGGCCAATCTGAGGCAATATGGGGGCGTGAAGGAGGATAAAATGAAGTATATGAACAATCGTTATGGATGCAGCAAGATATTTGGCAATGCAAGATGCAAAATGCCTATGAATTTACAGTTTTTTGCAGAACAGGATGGCAATGGCGGTGGAGCCGGTGGTGGTGCCGGAGATGCCGGTGGGGCAGCAGGCAGCGAAGGTAGCGAACCCGGAGGAGCAGGAACCGGAGAAGGAGGGGGAGGCAATCAGGGCGCACAGAGCTTTGATGATTTCCTGAAAAATCCTGCAAATCAATCTGAATTTGATAAGAGAGTGGCAAAGGCTTTGGAAACGCAGAAAGTAAAGCTCACCGCAGATATTAACTCTCAGATTGAGAATGCAAGAACCGAGGCAGAGAAATTGGCCAAGATGAATGCAGAGCAGAAAACTCAGTATGAAAGAGAGAAAAAAGATCAGGAACTCGCCAAGAGAGAGGCAGAGCTGACAGCAAGAGAGCTGAAGGCAACCGCAAAAGAAACTCTTGTGAGCAAGGGCCTTCCTGCATCTTTGGCTGATGTACTCAATTATGAGAATGCTGAGGCTTGCAACAAATCCATTGAGGCTGTTGAGGCAGCTTTCCGTGAAGCTGTGGCGGTAGGCGTGGATGAGAAGCTCAGAGGCGGCAAACCGCCCAAGAAGGCACCGGATGGCACGCAGCTCTACACCAAGGAGCAGATCGAGGCTATGACACCGGAAGAAATCAATAAAAATTGGGATGCTGTTCAGGCATCTATGAAAAAAATGAGCTGATAAGGAGGAAAAAATAATATGTCAGTAACAAATTTTATCCCTACTATTTGGAGTGCCCGACTTTTAGAGCACTTAAATAAAACCCATGTATACGCCGCTCTTGTAAACAGAGATTATGAGGGCGAGATCAAAAATTTTGGTGATACCGTGAAGATCAACCAGCTTGGCCGTGTAACCATCAAGGACTACACAAAAGGAAAGGATATTGACGATCCCGAAGATCTGAGCGGTGATCAGACCATCCTCACCATTGATCAGGGAAAATACTTCAACTTTTCCATTGATGATGTGGATAAGGCTCAGGTAAATCCTAAGCTGATGGATGGAGCTATGCAGGAAAGCGCATATGGCATGAATGATGTTACAGATCTGTTTTTGGCAAATCTGATGGCAGTAAACGCTCAGAACAATGGAGTTTTAGGCACGGATGAGAGCCCGATTGTTCCCACCAAGAATGATGCCTATGATTATCTTGTGGATTTAGGTACAGACCTCACAGAGAAGAATGTGCCTATGCAGGGCCGTTGGGCAGTAGTACCGGCGTGGTTCCATGGCCTGCTCTTAAAGGATCAGCGCTTTGTTGGAAATGGTACTGATTACAACAAGGCTATTTTGCAGGGCGGTGAAGTCGGAACGGCAGCAGGCTTCAGAGTATGGTTATCCAACAATGTACCGAACACTGAGGGCACCAAGTACAAGCTGATTGCCGGTACAAACAGAGGTGGATCCTATGCAGAGCAGATCCTCAAAACAGAGGCATACAGACCTGAGAAGAGATTCTCTGATGCTGTGAAGGGCCTGCACGTTTATGGCGGCAAGATTGTACAGCCTAAGTGCTTATCAGTTGCAACCATGAACAAGAAATAATGATGAGGAGGTAAGCTGATATGTGGATCCGAAACAAAGTGACCAATACGCTTCAGGAAATCCACAACGCAGATGTGATCAAGATCTGCAAAAAGGAACCTGAAAAGTATGAGTTATCTGAGGAATATCCCGGAGATAACGAGGAAGTGAAGGCAGCAGCTCAGACAGCAGCAGAGAAGAAAGCTGAAGAGGAAGCAGAAAAGGCGGCCAAGGAGGCAGAGGCAAAAGCCAAAGCTGAAGGGGCGGCCAAGAAAGTTGAGGAAGAGGCGGCTCAGGCAGCAGGCGGTGAGGGAGCTGGCAATGATGCCACCCCGGAAGATTACGCCAACAAGAAAATTAACGATCTGAGAAAGATTGCCAAAGAAAAGGGCATTCAGGGCTACAACAATATGGATAAGGCCACTCTTGTTGCAGTAATTCAGGCACACTAAAGCCTGAGGAACGGAGGCAACAATGGCAGAAACCGTATGGAATGATTTGAGCATCCTGAAAAAGCTCACCGGGGAGAGTGATGAAGAATTGCTCTCCCTTTTGCTGCTTATGGCAGAGGAGAAGCTCTTGGAGCTCACAAATAGAACCAAGATGATACCGAAGCTCACGGCGGCAAAAAGGGATTGGGCTGTAATTGCATACAATCGCTTGGGTATGGAGGGCGAAAGCTCACGAAGCCAAGGCGGCATATCCTCAGCATTCATTGAGGTTCCAAAGGAAATTGAGGAGGCAATCAGGGCCAACCGAATTGCAAGAGTTGGAGGAAAGGTGCATGAGAAAACCGAGGATCAGGATCAGGAGGAACCTGCTGAAACCGTATCATCTCAGACGGCGGCAGCCGGGAAAGGATAAAGAGGGTGGCAGTATAGTGGATTATGCCGAAGCAGTACCGATTGAGGCAGCAGTTTGGGCGGCAGGCGGCAAGATTCAGGCTGAAATGTATGGAGAAAGGCTTGCATACATGAGAAATATGCATTATGAAGGCAACGAAACCATGCAGGAAGGTGATGGAATATGCGTGAATGTAGGCCCGGAAGATCCACCGGATTACAAGGTTGTTGCAATTAATGATGATTTCATCCCGACACAGATCACACTGGAAAGGATTTGATACTATGGCAGCAGTAAAAGGCGCAGAGAAGCTCATGAGGCAGCTCAATAATTTGGGGAATATCAGCCCGGTTTTAGAGAAGGCAATGCGAAAAGAAACGCTCAGGGTACAGAGAAATGCTGTATTGCTTTGTCCGGTAAACCACGGAGAACTCCGGCAGACCATAAAAACCAAAGTGGAAGCCACGGAGGGGATGGTTGTTGGAACGGTCTACACCAATAACAAACACGCTGCATATGTGGAGTTTGGAACCGGGCCGGTTGGGGAGGCGAACCACGAAGGTATTTCCCCGGAAGTAAACCCGGTATATTCATCAAAAGATGGTTGGTGGTTCCCTGAACGTGGCAAGGATGGCAAGCGAAATGTTACGCCTGAAGATGCCGCAAAATATCATTGGCCGAGCATGACCGCCGAAGATGGGAATAAGCTGTATTTTACTCATGGCCAACCGGCACAACCTTTCATGTACCCAGCGCTGAAGGGGATGGAGGATATTGTGTGCATGAACCTGAACGCAGCTCTTGTGGCCGGAATTGAGAAAGTTTAGGAGGCAATCAGATGATCAATGTAAAAGATCAGGTATATGCTGCAATCAAAGACATTGCAGAAAATGTGGGAGATACATACCCAACAAATTGGGCTGAGCTCCCGGCTATTCAGTACACGGAAGAGGATAACTCCGTATATGAGAGAACCGGAAAGGGAGAAACCAAATCTCATCTTCAGTACCGGATAGATATTTGGCACAACAGATCCACATCAGAATATGCCATTGCCGTGGATGCGGCTCTCTCAAAGCTGGGGCTTGTGCGTACAATGTGCATGGATGTTCCTGATCCGTCACAGTTAAAGCATAAGCAGATGCGCTATGAGGGCATTATTGATGTGGAGAATGAAAGAGTATATTTCAACAAATAAGGAGGTAAAAAGCAAATGTTAGCGAATGGCACAAAATTTGGCTATAAAGAAAAAGGAGCATCAGGAGATTATACCGACATTTCCGAAGATCTGAAGGAAACCCCGGAGCTTGGTGGAGAGCCTGAAATGGTAGATAATAGCGGGCTCAACGATAAAAATAAGAGAAATGAGCCGGGCATCTCTGATCTTGGAGATCTGACTTATAAATTCAGGTATACAGACAACACAGAAGTAAATACGGTGCAGAGAGTAATGCAGGGAGCACAGAACGAAAATAGAGTGCTCTCTTTCTGTGAAACCCTGCCCGATGGCACCAAGTTTGAGTATGATGCGATTCCGAGCGTTAAGGTAACCGGCGGTACGTTAAACAATCCGCTGGAGGTAAATGTAAAAATGGCGGTACAGAGTGATATGAATATCACATACCCTACAGCATAAAAGAAATAGGAGGATAAAAAGATGGGATTTTTTGACAATTACAAGGATAAGAACGTGGCAGCAGTAGAGGTGGCAACTCAGGACACAGAGGCACTGGAAGGGGCAGAGGCAACCAAAGAAGAGGAAAAGGTTGTTGAAATGCCGAAGAAAAAGCCCTTTGCTATTTGGAATGTGAAGGGAGAAGATTACAAGATGGTTTTGGGTACTCAGGATATTGTGGCGTTGGAAAGTAAGTACAAAACCAATCTCATGAACATCATGGGAGCCGGAAATGCAGGAATGCCCGCTTTGTCGGTGATGCTGGATGTGGCTCATGCAGCTCTGAAGAAATTCCACCACGGGATTTCAAAGGATGCTGTTATGGCCATGTTTGATCAGTACATCAAGGAAGGCGGCTCACAGCTTAACTTTTACACAGAGGTTTATATGCAGATCTTTCAGGTGAGCGGTTTTTTCTCAGTTTCTCTCACCAATCAGATGCAGAGTGCATTGGAGGATGCCAAAACGGTGCTGTAAAAGAACCTGAAACAGTAACAGAAATAATTATGGGCTTGTACCCCTTGTTTTTGGATATGGGGTATGAGCCCTCTTTATTTTGGATCCTGAGCCTTCAGGAGATCAATGATCTCATGGAAAGCTATGCCCGGAAAGAGGAGCGGAGGAGAAAAGAAAAAGAGGCTGATATTAGAGATCAGGCAATGCTCCTCTACAACCACGCAATGCAATGTGCAGATGCAATGGAGGCAATCATGCCGGGCAATCAAGAGCATAAGAGAACCTCATTGGGAGAGTATTACCCCGAATTGTTCCCAGGCCTGAAAGAAGCCGAAGAAAAGGCACGTATTGAAAAAGAGCTGAAAGTGCATAAGGCGAGAATGAAGGCATACGCAGAGGCAAACAACGCAGCACGAAGGAAAGCGGGTGAGAATAACGGAAGGAATGACACTTGAAAAACTGCAAGTGATTATTCAGGCACAAACCAAGGAATATATGGAGGCCATGAATAAAGTGCAGCAGCAGACCGCCAAAACCACAAACAAGGTAGAGGGGTATGTTGGAAAAATCAAGAGTGCATTCGGAAAAATAGGAAAAGTTTTGGGGATCGCCCTATCAGTGGCGGCAATAGTAAATTTTGGAAAACAATGCATTGAGCTTGGTTCAGATCTTGCCGAGGTGCAAAATGTTGTTGATGTGACATTTGGAGCACTAAATAGAGAGGTAGAAGAATTTGCTCAGAACGCCTTGGAACAATTTGGGCTTTCTGAGCTATCTGCAAAGCAATATACCTCTACAATGGGAGCCATGCTGAAATCAATGGGCTTCACAACTCGGGCAGCAGCAGATATGAGTATGGAACTCACGGGGCTGGCCGGAGATGTTGCATCATTTTATAACCTGAGCGGAGATGAGGCTTTTGCCAAGATCAGATCCGGCATATCAGGAGAAACGGAGCCTCTCAAACAGCTTGGAATTAACCTGAGTGTGGCCAATTTGGAACAATTTGCGCTAACTCAGGGAATGACAAAGAGCTATAATGCAATGAACCAGCAAGAGCAGGCTTTATTAAGATATAATTATCTGCTCTCGGTCACTTCAGATGCTCAGGGAGATTTTGCGAGGACTTCAGATAGCTGGGCCAATCAGACAAAAATACTCACAGAGCGTTTTAATTCCCTGAAGGCAGCCATTGGCCAAGGCCTGATAAATGTGTTTACTCCGGTTTTACGGGTACTTAATCAGGTAATTGCAAAACTAACAGAAGCAGCCAAGGCCTTCCAACGCTTCACGGAGATAATAACGGGGAAGAAAAGCCAAACCAACAACAGCATGAGTGGCGTGGCCACAAACACAGAAAATGCCACAGTGGCCATGGGAGGCCTCACCAGCGCAACGAATAAAGCGGGAGGGGCGGCCAAGAAGGCTGAGGAGGCATTTCACGGGCTTTTGGGATTTGATGAGATAAATGCACTCGCAAAGGCGCAAGATAGCTCAGAGGGCGGCTCAGACACCTCAGGGGGCGGCTTGGACGATATGAGCGGATTCGTAGATGATACCGCTCAGGAAACAGATCAGGAGCTCAACCCAGTGCTCCAAAAGCTCATTGATAAGCTGAAGGAGCTGAGAGATCTTTTCAAAGAAGGATTCAAGGCTGGGCTTGGAGATGTAACGCTGGAACCCCTGAAGAACGCAATAGATGGGATAAAAACCAGCCTGAAAGAAATATTTACAGATCCGGGAGTGCTGGCAGCAGCGGATAATTGGGCCAATACGGTCGCCTATTCGTTAGGGCAGATAACCGGAGCGGTGGCAAGTATCGGCATAACAATAGCCACAAACCTATTTGGAGGCCTCAATAAGTATTTAGAGGGCAACAAGGATCTGATAAAGCAACGCCTCATCAATATGTTTGACATATCAGCGGAAATATGGACTATTCAAGGCAACTTTGCTCAGGCGTTTGCCAATATCTTCTCTGCATTCGGGGGAGAGAACGGCCAAAGAGTAACCGCAGCACTGATTGGAATATTTGCAAATGCATGGATGGGCGTAAATGAGCTCTGCATGAAAGCATCCCGTGATGTTATGGATGTGATCACAAGGCCGTTTATTGATAATCAGGCCGCTTTGAAGCAGGCTCTTGATGATACTCTTGGAGTAATAGCCACAACCTTGGAAACCATCAAGGGAGTGGTGGATGAAACAGTTTCAAAGGCTTCAGAGGTGTATGATGCACACCTGAAACCAATGTTTGATGCGCTGGCAACGGGCCTGAGTTCTATTACGGCAACGATAACAGCAGCATACCAAACCTATATTTTGCCGGTGCTGGATGGGCTGAATGAAAAGTTTGGAACATTCGTGGATCAGCATTTGCAGCCAATGATCAACAAGTTTTTGGAGTTGATTGGAACTATTGCGGATGGCGTAACTAAGATATGGAATGAGCTTCTTGCGCCATTCTTTAATTGGTTTATTCAGAATGTAGCCCCGATTGTAGCGGAAAAGTTGGATTTTATTGGAAGCGTACTGCTCACAGTGCTTGGGGTTGTAGCAGATGTGATTGGCGGAATATTTGATGCGCTTGGCGGCCTGATAGATTTTATTGTGGGTGTATTCACCGGAGATTGGCAGCAGGCATGGGATGGCATCAAGGCATTTTTCAAAGGGATTTGGGATGCCATATATGCGATCATATCAACCGTATGGAATGCTATTTATTCGGTGGTTAGCTCAGTAATATCCGCAGTGAGTACGGTGATCAGCTCCGTGCTGAATGTTATAAAAACGGTGTTCAGTACAATTTTCACAAGCATAAAAACCACAGTAACCACAATATTTAATGCGATAAGGTCAACTATAACAATGGTGTTGGCCACAATCCAAACTGGAATAAGTACAGCGCTAAACACGGTAAAAACAATATTCAGCACAGTTTTCACAAGCATAAAAACCACAGTAACCACCATTTTCAACTCCATGTGGAGCACCATAAAAGGCGTGATCAATTCCATCATTGGAGGAGTGGAAGGCATGGCAAACGCCGTTGTAAACGGCATCAATACAGTAATTAAGGCCATGAACAATCTGAGCTTTGAAATTCCTGATTGGGTGCCGGACATGGGAGGCAAAACCTTTGGCTTTAATATCCCGACACTGAGCACGGTATCTCTGCCAAGGCTGGCCATGGGCGGCGTTGTAGATGGCGCAACCCCTCTGATCGCAGGCGAGGCCGGAAAAGAGGCTATTGTGCCGCTTGAAAAAAATACCGGTTGGATGGATCAGATAGCAAACCGATTGGGAGAGATGATTGTTGGCAGCCTGAATGGCTTCTTTGAGATGTTTGAGGGCACCGGCAGCGAAGATTGGCAGACCATCACCACAGTGGTGCAGATTGATGGCAGAACACTTGTGGAACAAACCGACAAGGTAAGACGAAGGAAGGGCTATGAAATGAGCCCGGCATAAAGGAGGGAGAACCACATGGCGGCAAGAAGCAACACCGGGATCCTGATTGTGGAGGGAATCTCCCTCCCGGATCCTTCAGAAATGACACCTTCAGATTATGACATTTCGGACAGTGATAGAAATGCAAACGGGAAAATGATCACTCAGATCATCCGGGAGGATGTGCATAAGCTGGAATGTAAATGGAGCAAATTGGAGGTTGCGGAGTATTTGCTGATCCGAAGGGCAATAAAGAAAAAATTCGGCATATCAGTACAATATTTCTGCCCGGACACCGGGGAAAAAGGAACACTCATCATGTATGCCGGAGATCGAAAAACCCCAATCCTATATTTCAAAGGGTGGGAGGATGGAAAACCGGTATACAAAAATGTTTCATTGAATTTTATAGAAATGTAGGTGAAGCAGATGCAATATGTAAGCACAGAGTACAAAGATGCCATGAAGCAGCTTGCAAGAAACAAATCCTATATGAAAATCAATATAGGCCTGATCAATCAGAAAGCTCAGGAAAACTCCGTTGTGCAGCCGGGAGGTTTCGCATACTTTTCAAACCTGAAAAAGCCGCTCAACAATGAGAGCGTAAGCAAGAAATACGCTACTTTTGAGAGGGGTTATACGCAAGCAGATGGCTCAAAATATTTTCTGCCCCGGGAACACCCCGGGGCAAATTATTATAATGCCGGGATAGTTACAGAGGCACTCTGCAAGGATGGAAAACAGCCGAGTATGCTGATCAAATTCAAAACAGAGGATCCGGTGGATATAAAAGGCCTCACAATTCAATTTGGAGAGCTTTACCCGGTAGAGTTTACGGTGGAAACGGATGAAAAGACCGTGAGTATTGAGAATGATGGATCACTTTGCAGGACAGAGGAAACCTTTAACAATGCAACCTATATGAGAATCACAGCTAAAAAGATGCTAAAGGGCAATGCACGGCTGAGGATAGAAACACTCACTTTTGGCATTGGCATTGTGATGGATAATGAGAAGATAGTGAGTGCGAACCTGAAAAGCATTATTTCCCCGATTTCTGAAAGCCTTCCGGCCATTGATTTTGATGTAACTATTGAAAACATGGATAAATACTACAATGTGGACAATGCGGATAGTGCAATCCAATACATGAGCACCGGGCAAGAGTTAGAGGTGCATTATGGCTATACCCTGAACAATGGAGATGTGGAATGGGTAAAAGGCGGCACGCTATACATGAAAGATTGGAGTGCAGATGATACTCAGGCCAAGTTTCAGGCAGTGGATATTTTTGAGTATATGCAGGATGAGTATAAAAGGGGAGAGTACAAGCCTCAGGGCATTTCACTTTATGATTTAGCCATAGATGTACTTCAGGATGCCGGGATTGTAAAGGATAAATATTGGGTAGATCCTCACCTGAAGGATATTATTGTGTATAATCCACTCCCGGTAGTGATGCATAAGGAATGTTTACAGCTCATTGCCAATGCCGGGAGAAGCGTGGTGATGCAGAGCCGGGATGGCGTGATCATGTTGAAAACTTCATACGTGCCGGATGTAAGAATTGCGGCCAATCAGGCAGCTCCATACGGAGATATACAAAAGGTGCTCCAAACAGTACCGTATAGTGAATACGCCTCTTTTGAGCGCAGCTACACCAAGGCAGACGGAAAGCAATATTTTCTGCCAAGGGGGCAAAATTATATGGATGCCGGGTATGTGAGCGCCTCCATAGGGGATGAGAACGGGCAATTTGATGAAAACCCGGTGATCACCTTCTCAATGGAAAGCGCATACACCTTTTACAACATGAATCTGATGTTTGGAACGGTGTGGCCGGAGGAGTTTCTGATAAGAACATATAACAACGGCCAAAAAATAGGCACCTACAGAAGCAAGGCGGTGAAGCAAACCACAGTGGTGAATTATACCTTTGTGGATGTTGATAAAATTGAGATCGAATTTACAAGGGCAGCACCATTCAACCGGATCCACCTGAAGAGAGTGGAATTTGGAGAGGCAACGGATTACAACCTGACATATGACGATCTGAAGAAAACACCAAGCGGCACAAAGCTGGAAAAGGTGAAAGAGGTGAGGGTGATCCGCACCATTTACACCAAGGGAACGGAGCTGAAAGATGTTACCACCGAAGAGATCACGCTTCCAACCAAACAGATCTCCTATGAGTTTGGATTTAACAATGCGGTGCATGATTTGAGCGTGTGCTGCCTGATTGATGATGTGGAATTTGAGTGCGGGGCTGTAATTGAGCAGATAGGCTCCTATTATTGCAAAGTAACCATCACGGATCCACCGACAAAACCCACGGATGTTGTGCTAACTATCAGAGGTTATGAGTATGGAATCTCCACCACACAAACAACCACGAAACTGAATAATACTGGCAGCATTAAAACATGGGATAATCCGCTAATCAGTTCAGAAACGGATGCGGCAAACCTTGTGGAGTGGGTTGGAGCGTATTACGCAGCGGAAAATGAGTATGATTTGGAATACAGAGGAGATCCGGTGTTGGATTGCAATGATCTCATATATTTGGAGAGCCGGGTGGTGGATGATCTTATGGTGAGAGTAGAGGAAACAGATCTGAAGTACACCGGAAGCCTCAGCGGCAAATTAATGGCAAGGAGGGAGAAATAATGTGGCAGCAGCCAAAAACTGATTGGCAGGCAGAGGATGATGTGCTATGCAGTGATTACAACCGCATAAAAGGAAACATTGAATTTCTGAAGGAATTGGCCTACACACTGTATTTTCCATTTCCACTTGAAGATATGGGAGAGGATAAAGCAGAGGAAGAGTACCCATATGCAGATGAAATCAACCGAATTGCGGATAATTTGGAGCTGCTGGCAGCAGGCAGCTATCATGTGGATGTTGGTACAAAAATCGTATATGAAGAAAATGGGCCATACATAGCCTATGGGGATTTGAACCGCATTGAGAGCGCAATCCTGCAACTTTATGAAAATATGAACCGGATAAAAGCGGTTAAAGGGCGGCTTCCTTTCCGGTTAGGAACAAGGAGGGATCCATTTTGATAGTTTTACCGATTAACCTCAAAGATGATGATTATGAGGGAGAAAAAAAGTGGGAGCAGAACATCAATGATGATGGGACAAGCTCTTTCAAAGATGTAACAGAATACAAAGAGAAGGGCTCTGATTTCGGAGCCACAGAGGTGAATAAGATCCACGCAGGGATCATGGGATTTGTTTCAGGCAAGACCACCTTTAATGATGATGGTAGTATTTTGGAAGTGGATGCATGGGGTAATAAGAAAAAGACCACCTTCAATGATGATGGCACCATTTTTGAGGCATTATATGATGCCAATGATACCTATTTAGGAGGGAAAACAACCACATTTATTGAAAATGGAGTGAAAGAGGAGGTAATAATGGCATGAGTTGGCCCGAAGTACAATATATTTTAGACAATATTCACGGAGGCATAGCCCCCAGCAATATGAAGATGTTCAGCGTGCAGCCCGTAGATGGCGGCGCAAAAATCCGGTTTACAGAGCCGGGAGATACTGTGGTGGAGAGCCAAACGCTCTGCACATGGAAAGGAACAAAGATTGTTATGAAAGAAGGCACCGGGCCCATTCAGAATGAAAAGGATGGCACGGTGCTTTTAGATTGCACGGAGGCGGGCAAATACACATCAGATCCTTTCATTGTGGAGGGGCTCACCAATGATACACCATACACATTTGCTGCATTTTCATACAGCGATCAGGGCATGGTAAACAGAAATTTGGCCAATCAGATCACGGCAACACCTCAGGCGTATATCCTGCTGGGCTTCAAAATCAATAAAAATGACAGCAATCCGGCAACGAGAATCACATATACAGAGATGGCGGTTGGCCATACTCCGGCCAAGGTAAACCTGAGCACCGGTGAGTTTTCTTATGGTGATTTTGGAGGGTATTGGTTTGTAACAGAAAACAAGCCGTATATGGTACGCTCAAACGGGCAGGCAGCATATGAGTTGGATCCGAACGATTACACCAAGAAGAAAGACGGAACCCCCTCAGATGTTTCCAACACATCATTTGACGGAAACGCCATGGCAAAGATTCCTCTTGTGTGGATAAAACAGTGGGAAGATAGCAATTATGAGTATTGTAATATCTGCAACATACAGTTAGATAATACATACCGGGCAGATGCCTTTATGAGAGCGGATGGCTCAATCATGGATTATATTTGGCTTTCCTGCTTTGATGGCTCCCTGATCAGCAACAAAGTGAGATCTATTAAAGGACAAACTACCATGAACTCTCAGACGGGAACAAATGAGATTACCTACGCAAAAGCAAATGGAAATCTTTGGTATACCCGAACATGGAGCCAAAGAAACCTTATCAATATGTTACTCCTTCTTATGGGAAGAAACGAAAACACACAGCAAGTGTATGGATATGGCCATTACACCGGAGGCTCTCAGGCATCAAATTTGTTAAAAACTGGAACACTGTCAGATAAAGGCCAATTCTGTGGATATTCTGCAAGCGGAAAAGCTGTGAAGGTATTTCATATTGAAAATTGGTGGGGCAACGCATGGGAGAGAATTGCGGGCCTGATGTATGTATCAGGAACAATCAGAACGAAAATGAGCCCTTCATATAATACAACCGGTGACGGGTACACCAATACCGGAGTGACCATGGGCGGCACTTCAGGTGGGTATTGCTCTGTTACAAAAATGACAGAAAACGGAAGGCTCCCGGTGACAATGAGCGGATCGGAAACAACGCACACTTGTGATGGTGGTTGGTTCAATGCAAGTCAGGTGGAGTATGCGCTTGTGGGTGGCCTCTGCGGCTCTGGGCTCCTTGCGGGCGCTTCTTGCGTGGCTTTGTACACTCCCGTGTCTTATTCCATCTGGTTCTTTGGCGCTGCCCTTTCTTGTGAACAGCCTGCCGCCTAAGCGGCTCAGGGGGTTTGGGGGCTTTCCCCCATATAAACCTCAATAAATAGAAATGTAAAGGAGTATATCATCTTTTTAGGGGTTCGGGTGTGCGTGCGGCGTTTCTCCGTGCTCTCCGGGCGCTTGTGGGTGGCAACTGCAACAATGGGCTCCATGTGGGCGCTTCTTGCGTGAATTTGAACAATCTCGTGTCTAATTCCAACTGGAACATTGGCGCTGCCTCATTCTTATCATAATGGAACATTAACCAAGCACACCCTTATCCTACACCGCAGGCGTTTGAAATAACGCTAACCAGTGGAAATTGAACCGATAAAGGCAGGGCTTAGTAAGCGAAAGCCCACCAGCCCTGAGGTGATAAGAAAGAAACCTGAATGAAAAGTTTTAGAATACCAATAGATGATTTCCTCAAAGATGAGAAGGTAGAGGATGCCTTCATGGATGCCTCCAAAGGCAAAAGGAACAGAGCGGATGTGGCCGAGGTGCTCAACAACTTGGAGGAACACACCAAAATCCTTCAGGAAATGTTATACAATGGGAAGTTTGTGCCTCCGGTACATGAGGATGTGGTAATTAATGAGAGAAACTACCAAAAAGAGAGAACCATCCGAAAGCCGGATTATAAATATGAGCAAGTGGTGCATCATGTAACTGTGGAGGGGATAAAGGAAAGCATTGAGCATGGTATGTATGATTACGTGCTTGGATCCGTGCCGGGCAGAGCCCCACACTTAGGGAAAAAACACATTGAGCGCTGGATCAGAAAGGATCCAACAAATACCAAGTACATTTTCAAGATGGATATACGCCACTTTTTCCAATCAGTAGACCACGACATCCTGAAGGCATGGCTCAGAAAAAAGTTTAGAGATCAGTACCTTTTGGATCTCCTTTTTCTGATCATTGATGCTTGTAATATGGGGCTGGCCTTGGGGTATTATACCTCACAATGGCTTGCGAATTTTCTCTTGCAGCCGTTAGATCACTACATCAAAGAAAAGCTCCACGCCAAGTACATGACACGTTATATGGATGATGTGGTTTGCTTTGGAGCAAATAAAAAGGAACTTCACAAGATGGCGCTGGCAATCCAAACATATCTCAGAGAGGAGCTGCATTTGACCATGAAAGCAAATTGGCAGATTTTCCGCTTTGAGTATGAGGTGGAGGAAAAGGTTGTGATTTGCGATAGCATCAAGAATCTATATGAGTTAAGAGATGCGCTCATCCGGGAGCGGATAAAATGCCGGATAAAGACCGACAAGAAAAAGAGAAAACTCTTCATCCGAAAGGCAAGCCTCAGGAAGAAAGAGGATGCTTTTGATTGGTATGTGAGGAGATTTCATGGAATCGTTGAGGAGCGGATCAGCACCTATGGCCGTCCTCTTGATTACATAGGCTTTGAATTTCATAAAAACCGTACCATCATGAGGAAAGGAATCATGATCAGGGCCATAAGAAAGGCAACCCGGATCTATAAGAGCGAGAGAATTTGCTGGAAGCTGGCCGCCTCATTTCTTTCAAGCATGGGGTGGTTTAAGCATACGGACACATACGGCGTGTATTTGAATAGGATCAAGCCATATGTATCTGTAAAATCTATGAAAAAATTAGTAAGCAAACACCAAAGGAGGGTAAACCGTGAAAATCGTATGGGTAACAGTGGAGGATTACCGGCAAACGCAGCCTGAGGCCATTGATAAGGCATCAAGCCCAACAACCGTGTACCTCAATAAGAATGTGAAAAGGGAAACCAAGACAGATCCACAGAGCGGAGCTGAGATTGAATTTTGGAAGTGCGACAGAGCAACCATGAGCCTCTCTGAGTATGAAGAATATGAGCAGATGGCTCAACTCTTTACCATGCCTGAATATGAGGAATTAAAGGCACAAGTGGCAGAGCAGCAGCTCGCACTTGCTGAGGTAGCTGTAAATACGGAGTATTCCGTTTGTTTGCAAGAATTATCAATGTAGAAAGGAGGTGAGTGGGTTATGGCATATAGAGCAATGGTAAAACTCATCAACAATGAGAATGTACTGTATGAGGCAGGCAAAGTGACAACAGAAGAGTATGCAGCATGGAAGGAGAACACCATGAACAAGCTGGATGTTTTCTTGGCTTGTAATCGCATTACAGAGGATCAGTATCAGGAGCTTGTGGGGATGCTGAAGTAATGAAAGAGAATAACTTCAAATGCCTGCATATCCAAGAGGGGATTTGCAAAAGGCAGATGGAGAAATGCAATGAAAAATGCAGGGAAGTTGGGAAGTGCGCTGAATGCCGGTTTTGGATGTTCACACGATCTCAAAAGCCCTGCATTTCTTGTATCAATCTGCCTGAAGAATTACGCCAACAATCACCGGGAAAGGGTGAATAATATGAGCATTGAGATTTCATTACTAATCTCTGCCATCTCCGTGAGCTCAGCCATCTTTTTCAATGCGTGGAATAAAAACCGCAATCAGAAAAAAGATGCTGATGAGGAGATCAAAGAGGAACGGGCAGAGGCCAAGGAAACCGCTGCAAACACAACAGCTATTATGGTAAAGCTGGAAATGATGAGCAGTGACATAAAGGAGATCAAAACAGATAATAAGGATCTCCGGGCAGAAATGAATGTTTTCAGAGAGAGGTTGGTTGCAACAGAGGCCTCCCTGGAATCTTTACACAAGCGGCCGAATGGAGAGTGAGAGTTTTGTATAAAACACGGGAAGAGAGAGCTTTTGAGGCAGAATTGAGAAGGATCAAGGCCAAAAACCGTAAGATCAAACGAAAGAGAGCCCTGAGAGCTGAAAGAAGAAAATACCGGCTCAAAATTAAATGGCCAACACAATCCAAGTTGGGAATGTGGTACATCTTTATAAGCT